AGCTAATTGCCTTTGATGTAATTGGCAATGAAATCGAAAATCTGAAATCCGACTTTGAATTTGATTTTGGTGATTTAAAAGGAGTTAAGCTATCAGAGGTATCAGATATTAACCGACTTCGCCAAATGCTGCCAAAGTTTCAATTTTCGAGCGGATTAAGAAACACTATCGAGAATCGGATTAAAGAACTTGAATACCTAACAAAATGAAAGCATTAAAAGAACTGGAGGAAACTTTACTTTCTAAATCACACGACTACGGAAAAGAGTTTGAAGTATTTGAATTTGCTGCGGATTATGCCCAAATTTCAACCGAACAAGTGTTTATGGTAATGATAGCCATTAAAGTTGCAAGGCTGCGAAATTTGCAAGGTAAACAGGCTAAGAATGAAAGCATAGCAGATACTTTAAAAGATTTAGCAGGTTATTCGATTCTTTATAAATCTTTTTTGGATAAAAAGTAATGAATGTCGAATGTCGATTATTTTGCTCTCTATATACTATATATAAAATGATATTTTGCAAATCGGTGTTTTTTGGGAGAGTTTGGGTGAAAATTATCGTATTATCGACATATGCTAATGATAGCAACGTTTTTGGCTTAATGTTAAATTTGTTAAATCGACATAATTGATAAAAATTTGGTTTTTTGAATATTATTTTATAGATTTGTGCTTGGATTATTACGGAATCCTAAAGAGTTTGACCACTTAAAAGCATCCTGAGTAGAGCCGTAATCTCGAAAGGGGTGCTTTGTTAATTTATGAAAGTATCTATTTTTAAGTCCGTAATGGACGTTTCAAATCCTTTTCAAAGGGATGTTACATTTGCTCTCAATAGAATAAAATCAGGCTCAAGTAAGGATGCTGTATTAAAATACAGAAAATCTTTAGATGCTAAAGACAAAAGAGCATTGGCTGGAGTTTGTTTTAATGGCACTTTTTTGAATCGCTCCGCAACTGGTTTAATCGAATTGTCAGGTTTAATGATATTAGATTTTGATAAATTCAAAACCGAAAAGGATGCTATTGACTTTAAATTTAATGTTTGTCAAAACAACTTTGTTTATGCTGCATTTATAAGTCCATCTGCTTTAGGAGTTAAAGTATTGGTCAAAATACCAAAAGAATTAAATAACTTTCATCTATACTTTAATGCTTTAGAATCCTTTTTTGATTCGCCACATTTTGACAAGTCAGGAAAAGACATTAGCCGCTTTTGCTTTGAATCTTATGACCCTCAAGTTTATATTAATGAAAGTGCTGTTGAATGGCATACTATTGAGCAAGAAGAATATACTGACATAGGAAACCGTCATACTGATATTGTAGTGCCTATGGAATCAGAATCACTAATTATTGATAATTTAGTGAAGTGGTTTGAAAAGAAATACAGCATGTCCGATGGTGAGCGCAATAACAATCTCTATAAAATTGCTATGGCAATGAATGATTTTGGTATTAGTCAGCACACTACTCAATCACAATTGCGGAGGTATGAGCAAAATGACTTCGATGCAAATGAAATATCTAAGGTTGTTCAAAGTGCTTATTTAAGGGGTAAGTCTACATTTAATACAAGGTTCTTTGAAGATAGGCAAACAAGGCAAACAATAGAGAAACAACTTTTATCTGGTAAGTCAGCACAGCAAATTAAAGTTTCTTTGAATAAGGACAATTTAGGATGCGATATTGATACTATTGAAAGGGTTAAGGAATCAATGGAAGTTGCGGAGTTCTGGAATATTACCGATAAAGGTAGAATCTCACTTAGTCCTTCAAAGTTTAAAAAGTGGCTCGAGCAAAATAACTTTATGAAGTATTATCCTGCTAATGGCAATACTTATACATTTATTAGAAAGGAGCAAAACTTTATTGAAGAAACAAACGAGAAAAAGATTAAAGACTTTGTACTGGATTATTTGCTAAACAATGAAAGCATAGGTTCTAAACCTTATGACTACATTGCAGGAAATCCACAATTCTTTACTCCAAACTACCTATCTTTTTTAAAGTCTGCTGATATAATCCTAAAAGAGGATACACAATCAGAATGCTTTATTTACTACAAAAATTGTGCTTTAAAGGTTACTAAAGATAATGTTGAATCAATAGATTATCTTAATCTTGATGGCTATGTATGGCGCAATCAAATAATTGATAGGGAATACAATATTACAGACCACCATAAATCAATATTTCGAGAGTTTATTTGGCTTATTAGTGGTCAGGATGTTAGCCGTTATAATACTTTTAAATCAGTTATAGGCTATCTTTTGCATACTTTTAAGACCTCCGCTAATAATAGGGCAATCATATTTAATGATGAAACAATAAGCGAAAATCCTAACGGAGGTTCAGGTAAGGGATTGTTTTGGAATGCTATATCTAAAATGAAAAAGGTAAGCATGATTGACGGCAAGTCCTTTGAATTTAATAAGTCTTTTCCTTATCAGACCGTATCAACTGATTGTCAGGTTTTAGTCTTTGATGACGTAAAAAAGAACTTTAGTTTTGAAAGTCTTTTTAGTCTTATAACGGAGGGCATCACTTTAGAATACAAAGGTCAGGATGCTATAAAACTACCTATTCAAAAAAGTCCAAAGATACTCATAACTACTAACTATACTGTTGGCGGTATTGGAGGGTCATTTGAACGTAGAAAGTTTGAGATTGAAATGAGTGCTTATTTTAATGCTAATAAAACTCCGTTAGACCATTTTGGACACTTACTATTTGATGAATGGAGTGAAACCGAATGGAGTAGATTTGATAGCTACATGGTAAATTGTTTGCAGTTTTATTTAACAAATGGATTAGTAAGCAATGAGTTTAATAATCTTTTGGTTCGTAAATTTATTAAAGAAACTTCATTTGAGTTCTTTGAATGGACTAAAGAAAAGGCAATAAATAAAGATGAGCGGATTTATAAGGCTCAAATTTTTGAAGAATTTGTAACGGAGTTCCCAGACTATCGCAAATGGTTAACAAATAAAAAGTTTAAGAAATGGATTGAATCTTATGCTAAATTCATTGATTCTATTTACAGCGAGGGTCACAGTCAGGGAGGTCGTTGGTTTGAAATTAAAACAAAACTTGAAGATGCACCATTCTAATATGACATTAAAAATTAAAAAAGCAGAAATAATACCCGACAAATATGGTAGTCATATAAAAATAACTATGGTTGGTTTATATGATGAAAATGGTAAATGGGTAAGATGGGTTAAATTAAATGATAAATTAATAGAGCAATTATGCAATACGAATTTTCCCTTAGAGATTATCAATTAGATGCTGCTGTAAAAGGCTCTCAAATTCTGAATAAAAGCAAAATACTTATTCTTAATTATGAAGTTCGTTGCGGTAAAACTCACATTGCTTTGAAGATTGCAGAGCGATATATTAATACTTTATTTGTTACTAAGAAAAAGGCAATCAGTAGCATACAAAATGATTACGCTGCTGCTGGATATAATAACGCAATGACTATTACTAATTACGACCAACTTCATAAATTCAAAGCAGAATATGACTTAATTGTATTTGATGAATCACACTCTTTAGCAGCGTTCCCTAAGCCGTCATTAAGAGCAAAAGAAGCTAAACGTATTTCATCAAATGGATGCGCTATTATTTTAATGACTGGAACTTTACTCCCTGAATCTAATGCTCAAATATTTCATCAATTGCACATTAGTCGATTTTCGCCTTTTAATAACTTCATTAATTTTTACAGATGGCATGATGCTTTTGGAGTGAAGAAAATTAAATATACATCCTATGGTGAGCAAATTGACTACTCCCATGTTGATTATCAAAAAATATTGCCTTACTTTAGCAGTATAATGCTAACCTATACACAAAAACAAGCGGGATTTGAGAATGTTATCAAAGAACATTTTATACCTGTGCAAATGGCAGATTCTACTTATTTAGCTATTAAGCAACTCGAAAATGATTTAGTGCTACAAGGCAAGGTCGGAACTGTGTTAGCAGATACAGCCGTTAAGTTAATGCAGAAAGTGCATCAAATGTATTCAGGAACTGTTATCTTTGAAGATGGCAACCGATTTATGTTTGATGATACTAAAGCAGTTACTATTGCATCCCTATTTCAAGGTAAAAAAATAGCTATATTTTACAAATTTACAGCCGAACTAAGTGCTATTAAAAAGCATATTAGCGTTACTGATAATATCGAAGAATTTAATAACTCCGATAAATCAATAGCACTCCAAATAGTTTCAGGACGTGAGGGCATTAACCTATCTGCTGCTGAAGCTATTGTTTATTACAATATTGATTTTAGCGCAATTAGCTACTGGCAAAGTAGAGATAGGATGACAACTATTAATCGTACTGAAAGTAATGTATATTGGTTCTTTGCTAAAAATGGTATTGAATGGCAAATTTATAAAGCAGTGTCTAATAAAAAAGATTTTGTTCTTCAAACTTTTAAGCGATGGCAAGTAAACACCAGTCAAGAGTAATTAAAAAAATGGAGAGCGATGGATGGCTTGTTGTTAATCTCATTAAGACATCAAAGAACGGCATCCCTGACTTACTCTGTTTAAGAAATGGAGTGGCTAAATTTATTGAGTGTAAAGAGAAAAATGACAGCGTGAAACCTTTGCAGCAATATCGTATTGACCAATTAATAGGAATGGGATTTGAAGCTATTGTTGATAAAGCAGATAAATAAAAGCAGATTCAGTATTTGGATAAAAAATGTTACTTTATGCCCTATATATCATACATTAACCTAAAATATAACCGATAAGGTATGAGAGGTCATTCAGAGGAATTAATCGAAATGAAAAAAAAATACCTTAACTATCTAAAAAATTATTAAATTTGTAGCTAAATTCACTAACTATGGAAATCACAAAAGACAATTCAGGATTAATTTTCAAAAACACTAAAAAGTCAGCCGACAACCATCCTGACTACAAAGGTCAAATCAAAGTAGACGGCAAAGTAAAAGACATCGGACTTTGGGTTCGCAAAGACAAAAACGGAGTTAGCTACTTTGGAGCTGCTTTAACCGAGCCTATGCAAAAGGAGGCTAAGAAAGAAACAGATTCAGTGAAAGACGATTTGCCATTCTGATATGAACAAAGAAATAATTAATATGCCAGAAATAGTCAATAAAGTAGACAGCCTTTCATGGGCTGATAAAATGAGATTATGGGTAGATACTTTAGTTGTGGATTTGCAGTTGAGTTATAAAAACATTGCACCTAATTATCTTAATCTTGACTTTCGAAAATTTACCGATAAAAAAAATGTTAGAGTAACTGATTTTGGTCAAGACTGGAACGAACAATCAAGGGCGCAAAGATACAATATAACGCTAAGTGGTATTTATCGAAAATGTGAACTTAATCCAAAGATAACTGAAAAATACATCTACGAAGAAACCAAACTAAGTAACCGAGAATCATTATTCACTAAAAAATACCTATGAAAAAAACACTAACAATTTTAGCAATACTATTTTTGGCAGGTTGCACTAAAGAAAAACAGTGCGAATCGACCTTTACAATTAAAGGAACTCAAATAGGGTATTGCCTTTATGTTAATCAGCAAAAGATTAGTTGTGAGCAAAATGTATCAATAGATTTGCCATCAGGAAAATACCTAATTGAAACAAGACGTTATTCAGGTCAAGGATATTTTCAGGGGTTTATAGATAGTTTTCAACTTGAGCCTTGTAAAGAAACGGTTGTTTTCAAATAGCCTATAAAAATGGCAAAGAATGGCAAAAACAAGTACATCATTTAAAAAAGGCGAAGCCAAAGGCAGACCTCCAGGAACTCCAAACAAGCTAACAAGGACTGTTAAAGAAACTGTTATGGCTGCCTTTCAAGATTTGCAGTCAGACCCTAGAGCAAACATAGTTACATGGGCAAAGGATAACCCTACTGAATTTTATAAAATAGCATCCAAATTGATACCAACCGAAATAAGCGCAAATGTAGAAGTGACTAAAAAAGAGTTACCTCCGTTTATGAAAGCAAATGAAAGCCAATCCTAACTTTGATTATCTTCATGAGAAAATAAACGACCAACGGATTGTCCTTTTGCAAGGTGGTACAAGGTCAGGTAAAACTTATTCAGCTATCCTATTTCTAATTGATTACTGCTTACTTTACAAAGGCATGGAAATAGATATTTGCAGAGATACTTTTACCGCTTTAAAGGCTACAGCGTGGAAAGATTTTAAAGATGTGCTAATGTCATTAAACCTTTATGATGATAGGAATCACAATAAAACAGACCATACTTATGATTTGAGTGGAAATACAATTAGCTACTATGGAGCTGACACTCCAGATAAAATACATGGTCGAAGTCGTGATATCCTTTGGATAAACGAAGCGCACCAGTTCCCACAGGAAACAATAGACCAATTATTTCCGAGAACAAGGCATAAGATAATTTGCGACTACAACCCTGCATTAGGATTAGAACACTGGCTCGACCCTTATATTGAAAAATACCCTCCGCTCATAACTACTTATAAAGACAACCCCTATTTAACAGCCGCTCAAATAGAAGATATTGAAAGCAGAAAGCACAATGATTATTGGTGGAAAATTTATGGCTCTGGAGAAAGAGCAACAAGGGAGGGTTCAATATTTACCAATTGGACTATTGGCGATTTTAACAACTCACTACCTTATGCGTATGGACAGGATTACGGATTTAGCATTGACCCAACTACGTTAATAAAAGTTGCTGTTGATGAAAAAACAAAAACTATATTTGCAGATGAATTACTTTATTCAAGTCAAGGGATGGGAACGGATGCTATTCTACAAGCCAACAAACAACTAATTAGCAAACCAACTGATTTGATTATTGGCGATAATTCAGAACCTCGATTAATTGATGATTTGAAGCGAAAAGGATTAAACATAATTGGATGCGAAAAGGGACAAGGCTCAGTAAGTGCTGGAATAACTAAAATGCAAGATTATCGACTAATAATAACGGAACGTAGCCATAACCTAAAAAAAGAATTATCTAACTATGTTTG